TTGATAGTTCATATCGTCCTGAACACGGACGGCAGCGTCTTTTTTCTCAGGGGTTTCTTTGCCGATAATCTGGGTTTTCACCGGTCCCGCAGCCGGGAACGTGCTCATCATGATTTCAGCTTGGAATTTAACCAAAGCTTCTGACAATAATGGGTGATAAACCCCGCAAGCACCAATCCAAGGGTCAGCGCGCTCTTCAATCTTCATGCCCAAAAGCTCTAAACCGTCTACATACGTCTGCATCCAGTCTTTTCTTGAGTTGACATCATCGTCATAGTCACCAACTAGGTCAGTCACGATGCCAGTCACCACTGATTCATCAAGAATTTCAACTAAGTTAGCGTCAAAATCGTCTTCTTCTTCGCCGCCAATGTTAATTTCCACACCATCCATGTTAATTGTCACCTCTTCAGGGTCAACAATCTCGATCTCAATACCTTGATCGTCTTCTGTCTCAGGCATTAGGGACTCAATACCCTCTGGTGCGGCGTAAAGTGATTTTTCAATGGACATATTTATCCTTAGTAGTAAGAAACCTTGCGTCTAAACGAACGAACTTCGTCCTCTTCGTCAGTCTGCAAGCGTATAAACCCGCCTTTTCTGAACCTTATCAGAGCTTGCGTGGCAGAGTCAACTAAGTCATCATGGTCAGAGTTTGGAAACGCAGCCATCTCTTCCATCAACTCATCAGCCCAGCGCGTAGCCGGAGCCCAAACCTTACCACTGGCAAACAAATCAGATACAGAATTGATCCTCACCATCTTATCATTACCCCTAGATGGCGTAAACTCCTGAACAGGAATTCCCATCGCCCTTAATTCAAAGATCAATGGCGCTCCTGACGCCTTGGCCTCAACAATAAACGCATCTGGCTCCCACTCCTTATAGTGGTTGAACGCCTTTTCCTTCAGTTCAGGAAACTCCATCCGTCTTTTAAACGCATCAAGCAAAATGATATTCGCGTCATTCTGGTTCTCGTTTAAATAAAACACACCCCAAGTCGTACACGCTGAATAGTCAGACCGCTCATTCTTTGTAAACGCCGTGTCCCAGCTCTGTATCAAAAACTCACATCTTGGTGGATCTTCTTCTTTCCACTCCTTCCACCACTCCCTCTTAACAATCGCCCCTTGTTCTGATGTCGGGCTTTGCTGGTACTGGGCGTTCCACTTAGACGCAGGCAGTTCAGACTGTAGTGCCTGTAGTTCTTCTAGGCTCCAAAACTCTGGCCATAGGGGTTTACCGCTCGGTAATATCGCAGGGAAGTCAATCACCTCCCAATCATCATTCCCGTCCTTCTCTATAGAAGACTGAAGGATCCGGCCAGTCAAGTCCCGTTTAGCCCAGCGCGTCATCACGACAATAATCGCTCCTCCAGGCTGTAGACGTTGGCGTGGGCCGGATGTGTACCACTCATAAACTTTATCAAAGACTGAAGGATCTCCTGCGGCCAAGGCGGCTTCTTGTTCTGAGTGGGGGTCATCAATGATCAATAGATCAGCGCCCTTACCTGTTACTGTACCTCCTACACCAATCGCAAAGTATTCCCCGTTTTTATTCGTAGACCAACGTCCGGCGGCTTTACTGTCTGACCTTAAATTAACATTTGGGAATATCTTAGAGAACGGCTCACTGGCCACTAAGTTCCTGACCTTACGTCCAAAGCCCACCGCCAGCTCCGCAGTGTTCGAGCACTGGATGATCTTCTTACTAGGATCCCGTCCCAAGAACCAAGCCGGCAACATATAAGAAGCAAACTCACTCTTCGTATGCCGTGGAGGCATATTGATGATCAGTCTCTTAATCTTTCCCGTGGCTATCTCTTCAAACTTCCGAGCCATCACCTTGTGATGCCGCCCGTCAATAAACCCCGGCCACATCGAGTGAGCAAACTTAATGAAATCATCAAAGGCTTCTTCCCTCTGTTGGCTGGCTTCTAATGCGTCAAGGTCATCAAGGTAAGAGGCTTGTTCGTTAGAAGGCATCTTAAAGAAAGTCTGTGCAGCTTCCTCGGCTTCTTTTTTCTGGAGGTTTAAAGCAAACATCACCCTCCTGACAAACAGGTCCTTCTCTTCTTGCATCTCCATTTGTTGTTTTTTATTCAAGGAAGATTCCTCAGTTTTAAATAACTAGGCCTAACACTACGCGCCGAATTCTTCGCCCGCCGGCATATCCCCAGCTCACAAAGCTTCTTCACAACCCGATGAACATTACCCCGCCCCCTGTCCCCAGTATGAAACATAATGTCATCTATAGAAGGCCCATACCCAAAGTTCCTCCAATACTCATCTATCACAAGAAACACAGTCCTCTGCTTCTCAGTCATACACGCCCCCATACACGCATCATAAGTTTGCTTAATCGGCTCTTTGTTTAGTCTCATTGTAAGAAATCAGTCAGTTTCATATTAACAGCTGTTAATATCAGAAAAATATACCCCCCACCACTCTTGCGTACAGAAACACATAGGGGGGTCATTCCTTATCAAAGTCCAACACTTGGTCTGGGGATTTTTGTATAGCCCCCCCATCGTTTTTTTCTAGTGTTTGGATGAGTGGAACAGTATGCGTTAGGTCGCCCGTATGCACCACGCCTTGCAGGGCGTCCACCCCTGCGGTGGGTGCGCCAGAGGACGGATTCGCTGCCCCATCTCCCCTGATTTCCTCAAGCAATGTGAGTGCATCGTCCTGCTTGGTCTGTACATCGGTGACCTTACCCAGTCGTTCGAGCAGTCTGGTTCGTATGTCTGCACTCTTGTGTACGACCACACTCTCTTTTCTCTCTAGAAAAGCACCGACCTCGAACAGGTTGCCTATTAGTTGTAGTGCCTTCATGCGTTGTGCAGGAGGGAAGTCCTCATCAAGGGAGTGCTGGACAAGCTGTTGCACAAGGAGTGCCTTCAGCTGAACAGGGGTTCGATGTTTCTCTGCCTCTAAAGCCAGTTGGTAAGCCTCGACCTCTCTGGCTATCCTCGGGTCACGCATAAGCTTGTATGGTTCTGTATTGATTGTTCTCTTACTGGCATTAGCCTTATGGCTGACCCTATATGCTTGAGCCTTACTCTGCCCCAATGCAATGGCACGAGCGAATTCTCTTTGCTTACTGGTGATCTTGGATGTCTTACCCTCACTTGAGCTTAGTAGAGTCTCTATCGGAATGGTATCCAGTCCTGCTTTGATCTGCGCGCGAGTTAGTTTTTGTGGCATGGTGTTTTCATGGGTATGAAATAAGAATCCCGATCATAGCAGACCCCGCGAGTCTTTGCAAACACCCTTACCTTTTTCCAGTCCGTCCGTCTCTATCTATGTAACAACACGAAAGACCTATGAACTACCTCTATTCCATCCTCGGTGTCTCTGCCTTCTTCTTTGTCCTCCTCACCCTCATTGACTGGGAAACCCGGAAGAGGGACGCGCGTCAACGAGCTGAGTGGGATAAAACCTCCAGTCCCGTCAAACCTTCAACCCTTGGATGGTATTGACCCGCGAGCTCCATCACGCGATGTTTGTCCAGCACCTAAAAATAATTTTAAAAAACATGAATAAACCCCTTGACAATGCAGCACATGAATTATGTAATAGCGATTCATGTGTTAGTTTATTAAGTTTAAGGAGTTTAGTTAATGAAGCCTCTCTACCTCATTGCTTGTAGTAACAAGAAGCTAGACCGCCCTGCACAGGCGCGTGATCTCTACCAAGGACAAGCCTTCAAGTTTGCTATGCGAGCCGCAGAACGCGCAGGAGCTGATGTCCTTATCCTCTCTGCCCTTCATGGTGCGATTGAGCTCACAGACTGGATCGAGCCCTATGACCGCGCCCTTTGCAAGATGAACAAACATCACCGCGCTATGTGGTCTGCCATGACCGCAGATAACCTAAGAAGAATGTGTGTCTCAGACAGAGAGATCACAGTCCTCGCAGGAGCTGACTACGCGAGTGCCGTTAAAGGTTTCCCCAATGTCCGATTACCTCTCAAGGGTCTAGGTATCGGTCAACAGTTACAGACCCTCAAACAATTAGGAGAGTAAGCCATGTCAAAGATGATATTCACCCTGCCAATCGTTCAAAAGAGAGGCTACGAAGTTTGGGCTAAGTGGGACAAAGACGCAGAGGTCTATGAGCTCTTCACCGAGTCCGAGTGCGAGTCTTATATCGGATGCACCGATACCCTCAAACAAGCCAAGTCGTTCGCCCTTGACTGGATTACAGAGAGGGAATCAGCATGATCACCATAAAAATTGACACCGCCAATTCAGCATTCGAGGACAACCCTCGCGAACTGCCTGAACTGTTAGAACGCCTTGCAAACTATTACAGGGACTGCCAAGTCCTGCCTGATTCCGCCCGCGATTCCAATGGCAACACAGTCTGCCACATCACACAGGACGACCTATGACAAACCTTGAACAGAAATACATGGAAGCCCAGTTGATCAAGGCTATCCCTCTGCCACCACAGGACTGCGGACAAATCAAGATCAAACTGTACTCAGAACTGGGTCAGTCCAATTGGCTGAACATCAAACCCGAAACCCTCAAAAAAATTGAACTAGCCTTACTGGAGGACGAATGAAATACTACCGCCACACAATGACCCTGCGTGAGGAGCTCACGCGCAAACAAAGACTACAAAGAGTCCAAGCCGGCTATGAATTCCTGCTTGTCTTGTTTGTCGTTCTCGCCATCACCTTCATTAGCGTAATGGTGTTGGCATGACCATGAGCCAGTTGATCACCCTCGGATGGCGCTATGAACGCGCTACTGGTGCAAGGGCGCAAGCCCTGCGCCAACTCTTCAAAGACGCGCTGGCACAGACCGAAAGCCCTAGCGAACGCGAGCTCTACATCTATTGTTTTAACCAAGGAAGGCAGGAGGCTAGAAGCATATGAACAAGACCCCACACGAAATCGTCCACAAAGAGTCAGGACGCATTATTGGCACATACCCCACATGGGACAAAGCCTACGAAGCCTACAACCAACTTGGGACTGGCAATGACGGCATGAGTGACCATGCCATTGGCGAAGTCGATACACCCTATCTCGAACGAGTCAGACAGTCGGACGCAGAGTGCAAAGCCTATTTAGGACGCTATGAAGCCATGAGGATTAACAGGGGTGAGCCCCCAAAGGAGATCACGCGCCAAAGGTTTTGGGAATTGCTCGAAGTCCTTATGCCTGCTGACTGGACACAAGCAGGGACAACCGAGTCCTTTCGCGTCATTGAGTGCCAAACGGAAGACCTCTACACATGGTGCGCCCGAGTCGGTGACCGCTACTACGAAATGATCTGCCCAAAGAAAACCACACACGCAAAAATTATGAAACTTGTTAAGGAGCTCAACAAATGAAAGTATCAGAACTAATCGAAAGCCTGCAAAAGCTGCCACCACACTTGGATGTCTTGATTTGGGACGCAGGCAATCGGTGTGGCATTTCAATGGTAGATGACGCATTTATCCATGACGAGCAATACCCATTCGTTGAGCTCAACACAGATACGGACGATGAAAAAATTAAATTCGTAGTACGCAATCACAACGGCACCGAATTAGGCAAATTCGACACTAGGTATGAGGCTGTCGAAGAAGCCAAGTTTTACCGCGAACAAACAGGAAACGCTACATACATCGAGGAGCAATCAGCATGATCGAATCTAAACACCGCATCACATTTGATCAAGACAATCATGTTATTGATATTGGCAAAGGGCAGGAATATGGTTGTGTCCGAGTGACAGTAGCGAACAACGAATTCATAGTTACTGTTCACGACCAGTTTGCACGCGAGATCAAACGCGATATTTACCCCATCAAACGCAATTTGACTGTAGGAGAAATTGCTTTTATGGACGCATACCACAGCAATGTTGGTGGTGCACCAGCTCATGTTGTTGAAGCCTACTTGCGATCTGATGATAACGACAAATTCTGCGAGGAATATGGCGATGAATACTACTCAGGACTGGCAGATGCCCTTGGCGTCTGGCAAGACGCAATAGCGTACGCAAGTAAAGCAAAGTAACTCCTGAAGCCCTGCGAGTCAGGGTTTTGGGCGGTATTTTCCGCACATTCGTCCTTTAACTTAACTGGAGAAACAAAATGCCAAATTGGTGTGCCAACTCATTGAAACTTGTTGCTACTACTGCTGAGTCTGAGAAGAAACTAGCAGAGATTGTGCAGGAGCTCGCGCGAGCAAAAAGCGCTGGCGAGAGTCCCTCACTATTCGCCATGATCAAGCCCATTCCTGAAGCCCTCATGATCACTTCAGGGTGGCTTGGCAAGGACACCCCCGAACAAACCGCCCTTGAGCTCGCACAGGCAGCGAACCTCAAAACCTACGGCTACGCTGACTGGTACTCTTTCTGCATAGCTGAATGGGGTACTAAGTGGGATGCCAAAACTGCAGACATTGACGAGCCCTTTGAAATCAATAGCAATGAAGTGACCATCTACTTTGATACCGCATGGAGTCCACCAATGGGCATTTACTCTGCATTAGAAGACATGGGCTTTGATGTTCAAGCCACTTATGTTGAGTCAGGTGTTGGTTTCATTGGCTACTACTCGGATGGGGTCGATGTTTGCGACAAGATGGAAAACCTCAGACCTGATATTGATTATGAAGATGACGACTACTTTGGCATCTTGGCAGACAACATTGATGGCTACTTTGCCAAAAACGGATTCGACCATTCCCCCTGCGGATATGGCGGCTGATATTAACACTTGTTAATATGAACCTTAAAGGAAACTTACAAATGCACCACGAACACGAAGCCTACACATGGTGGGAATACGATGGTCAGGGGATTCCCCTTGCCCGAGTCTGCGACAAGTGCGTAGATGCCGTTCTCGCCAAATACAACCCAGTAGTGCTCGGTCACTACACCCAGTCAGATGTTGACGAACCAATTAACGAGGATTGAAATGAAAACATACTCAGGAACAGTAGTCTGCAAACTGTACCGCGAAGTCACCATTGAAGTGGAAGATGGCACAGAGAAAGACGATATTGAATACGCAATGATTCAGCATCTCCACGACCACAACCTGAAGCCAGAAGACATGGAAACTGAAGTATGGGACATTGAAGAGGTGGACGCATGATCTTGGAAACACCCGACCAAATCCAAATGGCGCGTATGTTGACCCTGCGTAAAGGACTGCAACTTGAGATCAAGGGAATGCGTCATTCGGGCAGGAGCTGCTACTCCATTATCAAAAAAGAATTCGACCTGACTGGGACACGCGCCCAAGTGCTAGAGAAATTTGAACAACTTATCCCAAACTTTAAGGAGATCACAAATGGAAGTCGTTGAACTACAAATATTTCAGTTTCATGAGCTAGACGATCAAGCTAAGAGGAATGCGCGTGACTGGTACAGGACAAACTCGGAGTATCCTTGGTTTGACGAAGCCAAGGACAGTCTCAAAGCATTCTGCGACCACTTCAATGTCACCCTGCGAGACTGGAATCTTGGCGATGGCAGGGGCTATGTTAAGACAGACGCAGAACAACGCCACTTCAGAGGAGTCAAACTCTCCGAACAGGACAGGGACGCAATGCCCACAGGCTTATGGCTTGACTGCGAGCTCTTTGCCCACTTCTATGACGAATTCAAACGCACAGGAGATGCCAAAGGCGCGTTTGACGATGCCCTGCACAATCTTGTTCGCGCGGTTAGCAGGGATGTGGAGTATTACTACTCTGACGAATCAGCAGATGAAAACATGGAAACCAATATGTGGACATTCACCGCAGAAGGTAAGTTTTACCCCTTTTGGAGAAAATCATGACCAACCTTGAATCAAAAGCAAACGAAGCCTTCTACGCATGGGAAGAAGCCACTAAAACCACAACCCTTTCCGATTCGAGTCGGGAAATGTGGGTACTGGGTTATACGCAAGCCATCAGAGAACGCATGACCAACTACGAAAGGGCAGTTGATATCTACGAAAAGCATGGTCAGTCAGGAGTCATTCGTGCCGCCATCTTTGGTGAGATTCACGCAGATGACTGGAGAATATGCTCCCCATGCGATTCTGAAACACCACACGAAGAGCATACTTGCCTAGTTTGTGGGACAGAGGATTAAAGAAACACACGCAGGGAATCGGACACGGCAGCAGTCCCGATTCTCTGCTC